AGGATTACCGTGGGTTTCGCGTTGGAGAAGTACGTACCGACAAATGGCGCAAAGGCATCAAGACGCTTGTGTCTTGCGGGTATATGACTGAGTTTCCCGATGGTTCCGTACAAATAACCGCTAAAGGCGTTGATGCAGCCATCAGGATTGGCAAACGCAATGCAGCATCACGGGTTGGAGCGCCTAGAGAAGATGACTACTGATAATCGCGCCACACGCCTTCGTTATCGTCTCTACCATCCCAGTAGGTGCAGATACTGCCTAAATGTTTTGCCGCAACATCGATAGCTGGAAATTCTTTCGGGAGAATTTCGTCGAGACCTTCTAGCCACCCAGCGGCCCACATCTCTTGAGACATGTGTTCCATTAATCTTGGGAGCATCCATCTAACCGCCTGGAGAAGTTCGGCATACTGTGTTTCAGTTTTGTGTCCAACATCTAAAGACGTGTGCAATTCGGTCCATGACCGCGATATGTCTTCATTGTCATAAAAATGCTCTTCGCCCATTGTTTTCCATTCCTAAGCGTATTAGACTCGTTATCGAAATGGATAATAGCACTCTCTTCTTATGGGACGACCACCTAGCGGCTTCTTTTCCGTACGACGCCGAGCAGGTAGCCCAAGTAAAAGCTGTTCCAGGAGCAAAGTGGGACAAGGTAGCCAAGGTGTGGCGAATACCCATGACAAGCATCCATGAAGCTCGAGAGTTCGCTGAGCATAACCTTTTTCAGATTGACAACGAAGTACTCAAGTTTAATTTGCCGGAGTCGTCCAATAAAGCCGCGGGTGTATACATCGACGACGATTGGGTGTATCTAAGCTTCCTGTATGACCCCGTAAAGGTCAGGTCAGTCAAATCGTTGCCATCGGTAACATGGCATCCACCGACAAAGGCATGGAGAGTTCCACTCGCTGCCATACATGACGCCATTGCATGGGCGGATAAATTCGATGAACCAATAGCCGAGCGAGTCATGACCGTTGCTGCCGTGATGGAAAAAAGCAAAAACGAGACCATAGCAGCATCCCGCGCACGCGATGCAGAGATAGACATACCAAACCTTCAGGGAGAACTGCTGCCGTATCAACGGGCCGGCGTTAAGTATGCGGCAAACGCAAGACGATGTTTTATCGCTGACGATATGGGTCTAGGGAAAACAATGCAGGCTATAGCAACCATGGAGTACGTCATGGACTCGTACCCTGCCGTGGTCGTGTGTCCTCCGACGCTGGTGTTGAACTGGGCCAAAGAGTATGAAAAGTGGTTACCGCTTCGACGTGTTGCAACGGTGTCTAACCGTAAAGACATGCCGGAACCAGGAACCTACGATGTACTCGTTGTTGGTTACAGCAATATCGACCATTGGCAAAACCAGTTGAAAGGACATCGCTCATATGTATTCGACGAGTCACACTACGCAAAGACTCCAACGGCAAAGCGAACAAAAGCCGCTATTAAGATGGCACGGTCAGCCCCCAAGGATGGTTTGGTCCTTTGTCTTACCGGAACACCAATTACCAACCGACCCGCAGAATACGCAAGTCAACTTGACATTCTCGGTCAACTAAATAAGTTTGGTGGCCTGTGGGGTTTTTATCGACGATACTGCGCAGCGTTCCGTGACAGATTCGGACAGTGGCATATCGACGGCTCGTCTCACCTAGATGAACTAAACGACATGCTCCGAAGCCAGTGTTATATTCGCCGGATTAAAAGTGACGTGCTTGAAGAGTTGCCACCGGTCCGACATTCAAAGATTGTCGTAGCTCCCAACCCGACAGCCATGGCGGAATACGTCAAAGCCGAAGACGACATTATTGAATACATGGCTAATCGCGCTAAAGAGTTAGCAAAAGAACTCGGCAAGTCTCCTTACTCTGCTGCCGTCGTGGCCCGTATCAAAGCAGAGTCCAACGAACACCTAGTTCGCATATCGGTGCTCCGAAGACTGGCTGCCAAAGCAAAGATGGATGCCGTTAATGAGTGGATAGATGGGAAGCTAACTGCGGGAGACAAAGTTGTTGTTGCCGCACACCATAGAGAAATAGTTGACGCTATAGCCAAGAAGTATGGCGGGTTAAAGATTCAGGGCGGCATGAAGGTTGAAGACGTAGAAGAGAATAAAAGAATCTTTCAGACGGGGTCTATTGATGAAGCGCCCGTGATGGTGCTCTCAATCCAAGCTGCCAAGACAGGCCACACACTTACGGCAGCACAGGATGTTGTGTTCGTTGAAATGCCATGGACACCCGCTGATGTTGACCAAACCTATTCACGTTGCCACAGAATTGGACAAAAAGGCTCTGTTATGTCAACCTATATTCTTGCAGAGGGCACCATTGATGAAAAAATCTACAACCTCATTGAATCCAAGCGTGATGTAGTGAATCAGGCAACCGAAGGTAGCGATGTAGAATTTAATGATGGTAATCAACAGCTTGTTCTGGATTTTCTTGCCGAAGGCTTACGCCGGAGCAAGATAAATGGAATGGATGAATGACGCTGAGTGGGAAACCGAGTGGCACATATTTTTCATGCTTGAAAACAAGCTTATTGAATACGTCGGTACAAACGACAAGAGTGAAGCGCTCTTCAGGATTACTCCAGCTTTTCTAGAATTCTCACGCATAATCGTTGATATGTTTGAAGACGATGAAGATTAATAAGAAGAGTGCACCGCAGCGAACCGTTGTTGAAATCGTAAAGACGGGCGGTTGGGGAAGTGTCGAATATCACCACAAGCTTGATTGCGGCCACACTGAGGTGCGCAAACGCTACGCCCCTACAAGCGTTATCTCATGTACCGGGTGCGTTAAGGCACAAATGGCCGAAGATACGTTGGCACAGCTTTCTGTTAAGCCCGCCGTCTTTGTTGACTTTGCGGATATTCACGATGAGCTCACTACTGAAATTGCGTCTTACGAGCAAGACATAGCAAGAACCAGGGCGTCTTTAGCAGCAGCCCTTGGTGTAACCGTAGCGGATGTAGAGCTGATTGTTACCGAAAACGATAACGGTCAACTTTCTATATCGCAGGCAATGGTGTTTTTAGGGCCGTCATCTATCAACAATCTCATCAAGACGGTCAATTGAGTCATTGATTTCTGCCTGAATTGTGTAGGCACGCGTTCCCGGACCAATGGGGGTCACTGAGTTGATATTGAACTCATGTATGAGGAGATTGCGAACAAGCCAATGTAGCGGGTATGACCGTGGGTCTTTTGCGTTCTTCTTACGAAACTCGGCACAGTAAGCCATCGCGCGCTTCTTTAAACCAGGCGTGACGACATTGTCCTCAATGCAACGTCGAACTCCATCCCAGCCACCCGAGGCATACTGCATTATTCTTCCGTCGAGGTCGTAGTCTGCCCATAGTCTTCGTTGGGCGTCGATGTGGGGGAAGCATTCGTATAGTCGGTCATAGAACTCTGGTTCCGTACGGCAGACATCATTGAGTCTTCGAATTGCCACAGCATGCAAAGGTATACCAACCCGGGTATTAGACCCTGTAAGCGCAGCGAGGTCATAGTACTCACAGTACGACGCACCGTGCTCTTCAGTAATGAATTTAAGCACATCATCTGTTGTCCAATCATATATAACTTTGGCAAACCGAAGAGGTATGTTTTTCTTCATCTTGTAAGGGGTGACAATATAGTTCTCGTGCAGTTTTTGCACACACGAGCGGTAGCGAATCATTGACTCATTTGCTCGTACACCCGTAATGAATGCCACTCGACCTTTTTTACCTTGCATTGTGTAGTAGTCGATTGATTGTGGCAGCACTTCGCCCGGGATTAGCCCAAAGTCTTCTGCTGTAATCGCCCAAGGTGGCATCTCACGAACCAGACGTCCTTGTGATTCGCGATATGGCGACCATAGCAAGCAGTACTCACGACGACCAAGCACCCATACCTCTTGACCAGATGGCAAGCAGTACCACTCCATGTCCACCCAGTCATAGTTGCGCACTTCTTCTATGAACTTGATGACAGTAGGTGAAACCATCTCTTCGTCGCGGAAGATTACCTTTACCGGTCCGAGTCCTCGTTCTTCATGAATCTCTTTAGCCAAGTAAAGAACAGCTGTGCTGTCTTTTCCTCCAGAAAACTGAACGCAAACAGTATCAAAAGTATCATAAACGTGTCGCATTCTTTGTCGTGCTGCATCCACGCACGACATGTCTAAAAATAGTCTCTGACGTGTCATTTGGTTACGTTATCGAAGTTCTTAAGCTTGCGATAAGCGTTATGGTAAGCATTCTCAAGCGTCTCGGCAGAATCGCATCTTGTAGTCGTCTTCGTTACAAGACTGTGTGCGTGAATTGTAAACATGCCTGCAGCGTACTGAATTACATATTCATAGTTGTTTAGAACAAACCACTTGGTGTACTGAGTAACAGTCGAGCTGTCCTGCATTGGGTGAGTTTGTTGTCCGTGTCCGTATTTTACGGGCATATATACCTCCAAAAGAAATGTGGGGCTGGCATACTTTTAAGCAACACCAGCCCCACACTCTAGAATCTATTATAGCGACCGTGCCTCTCGGACACAATTATCGCTACACCGCGTTAAACGGTATGCCATCCAGCTGTTGAGCTAGGAGTTGACGTCGACACCACTGGGAAGTCGGTCGAATCGTACGCCCATGGACGAACCTGCAAGAGTGGGTCACCATTAATCCACTTGTTGAAAGCGGAGATGATGGTCGCAGCTTCCAGGACATTCTTACCTGACTGGCCTTTGCGCTTGGAGCCACCACGCCCGAACCATTGACGGAGTGCCAACGCAGGGTTTCCGTGAGAGAGGCCAACACCAGTCTCTATCGCATAACAGAACTGAGCCACTTCGTGACCGCTGTATCCTGCCTTCTGACGGTCCTGAAGCATGATGCAATACGCGATTACCCACGCACTGTTGATGCCTCCTACCACAGAATTAATGCGACACGCAGTTTGGTGTGCTTCTTGAAGAAGGTCGTGGTTTGCATTCACGTACTGCAGGATGTCTTCTGCGGTAACAAGGTTCAAGGTAGAGCGGACGGTTGGGCTAAACCCAGCTTCCATTGCTACGAGGATGCGCGCGGCTGGCTGGATGTTGTGAGTGTTCTTATATCCAGCAACGGACAGTACATCTGCATAACTACGAGTCTTACCACGGTCAATTGTGGAGAATACATTCTGAGGAAGACCCAACACTAAGACTGTATCGAACGCTACTCCGGATGCAACACATGCACTAAGGCGGTGTTGACCGTTTAAGAGAACGAGCTTGTTGTCGTCTTTGATTCCTACTTGAATGGACTCACCGTTGAACACATACTGCCCACGCGATAACACGTCTGCATACTGCTTTACGCGGCTCTGAGAAAGTGGTCGGTTTTCTCCGTTGATTGTTTCCAGCATTGCCTGTGCAAGCTCTGGTGTGACAGTCGCCTTGAGTACTGCACCTGGCTGCGTCAATGACGTGACAACGATGTCATTCATCGTTAGGCCTTGTGTTTGTTGACGGTACGAGCCAAGAGTTTGAACCCCAGTGCTTGCAATTTTTACGGTGTCTGCCGTATCAGTCGCGGATGTCTTCGCCGCGTCGGTTCGCTTAATAATCATTAAGTTTCCTTTGGGTAGGACCCAGGCACTACGCCAGGGCATGAAGTAAATATATACACGAGTTCCAGAACTTTGCAACCCCTTACCATAAAAAATCTTGCGCCCACAGCAAACCCTTGCTGCTATTGTAATTCAAGGTAAACATATGAGTCATGAACTGGATTTCACAGAAAAGGGCAAGGCCAGGATGGCTTATGCCACAGGAGGTGACAGGGTAATCCCCTGGCATCGTCTTGGTGTCCCAATGAAAGGCCTTCAAACCCTTGAAGCGATGCTTGAGGCAGCCGAGGCTGACTATGACGTGCTATTAACACGTGTAGCCGCAGTAGATGACTCCGGAGAATTGATACGCAATTCCGACGGCTCTGTCGTCATTATCGAGGATAGTCGCGCCACTGTAAGACAGAACACTGACGGGTCCATAAACCCCATTGCAACTGTTGGCACAAGATACGTGGTTCGTCAAAACAGGGAAGTACTAGAGCGCGCATTAGCCGTTGTTGGCACGTCTTCTGGTGATGCGGTCATGGATACGGTCGGCGTACTCAAGGGTGGCGGACGCTTCTTCTCGACCATAGAGCTTGGCGCTACATTTGTGGACCCCGCAGGCGTTAATGACAAAATCGCTAGGTACCTAGTTGTTTCAACAGGACATGACGGCGTGTGGCCAATCAGGTACGCAAACACTGACATTAGGGCCGTGTGTCAAAACACTGTTGTTCTTGGGTTGAGAAATGCAGAACGCGTGTTCACCGCTAGACACACACGCAATGTCGACACAGTATTAGATGACGCCCGAACCGTTTTGCGCTTATCTACAGAATGGACTGACAAGTTTCGTATCGAAGCCGAGCGAATGTTAAGCATTAATGTGCCGCTGCGAAGTAAAAAACTTAGCGATGTTTTAAATGGTGTTTTCCCAGCGGGCAGAGACGAATCATCCCGACAGAAAAAAAACAGAGAAGATACTCTTGACAGCGTGCTCTCGATATATCTAAACGACCGTAATGCAGGAAGCTTTGGATTTAACGGATGGTCTATATATAACGCGATTGCTGAATACTTTGACCATGTTCGCACGGACGACAAAATAGGAAATGCGATGGCGTCCATGGACGACACATCAAGCGTTACGCAGAAGAAGTTGCTTACTCATTCTCTGGTGCTAAACTAAGTGGATGGCTAGAGACTTTTTCCCTGAAGATATGTTTGACTGGGAAGACGATGACGACGACATCGAAATAAGCACTGAGGAGATGTCCCAGGACGAAATCGATGACATCGACGACGCATGGATACTTCATCGCCAGCGACAAATAAACTCATTTGTAAAGGCAGCTTTCGAAAACGACGGTGTTGCCGCAATGACCGATTTGCTATTGGCGATTGAAAAAAACACCGACTGGCGTCTTGAAATAATTGCAGACAAGAGTGGTCTTGAGTCAATGACGTTTCACATGTATGACGCATTCGATGAACATCTATGGGAGCACTTTGTTAATTCTGACGACTATCGCGAAATGGTGTACGACATCACCAATGTGTCAAATCGCAAAGCTCAAGTGTTTGTTGAAAAACATCTTGGTCGTCAAACAACCATTAGCAATCGAATAGCTTACGGACTGCGTCGCCTCGCTCAAATCTTTGAATAGAGATTGCTATTTCGGAAGTAAGCCTGTAATCTTTCTTTAGTCAAGGGAGGCCACATGGGCACACGCGGAGTACGATGGGTTGTCCCATTCGAAGAACAGCCACCACAGAATGGTGCATGCACTGGTTACCCAACAGAATGGTGGTTTCCAGAACGTCATGCAAAAGGAGTTCGCTATCGTGACTTGGTCGTTGCAAAAGAGATTTGTGCTGGTTGCCATGTCCGTGTTGAGTGTTTAGAGTATGCAATCTCATCGGTGGAACCGTATGGCATCTGGGGTGGTTTAAACATTGAAGCAAGAGATGCGATAGCTCGTGAAAGAAAAGCCAACGGCACGTTAAAACTATTTACAAAGGTTGCCGTTCATGAACCAAATTTCTAAGCCTGTCGATACAGTATTAAACCTATTAGAGGGTGTGAGACAAACTGGTCGCAACCAGTGGATGGCACGCTGTCCGTGTCGTAACGACGACACCAACCCATCTCTTGCTATTTCGCAGAACGATGAGGGCACTGCGTTAATGCATTGTCATCGTGGAAATTCATGTTCACTCGACGAGATATGTAAATCAATCGGCATGGAACCACGCGAACTCTTCTCCGAAGATGATGATGACTGGGTGCCTGCACCAAAGTTTGCTCAAGACACCCGTAGCGCTCCTGCAAAGCGCAACGTTGGCAAGAAAGTCGAGAAGGTCTATCCCTACTATGACGAAGATGGAGTACTTCTTTATGAGAAAGTACGTTTTCGTCTAGATGATGGCGGTAAATCTTTTGCTAATCGTCAGCCAGACCCTGAACGTGCGGGTGAATACATATGGAATCTTAAAGAGCCTGCTGTGCGACGCGTGTTGTATCGCCTGCCTGAAGTCGTCAACGCAATTGCCAAAGGTGACCCCGTGTGGCTTGTGGAAGGTGAAAAAGATGCTGACACACTCGCTGATTTAGGCATCTGTGGCACAACCATGGATAGTGGCGCTGGCAAATGGGACCAGTCGTATACGGATTTATTAGCAAACGCGCATGTTGAAATTGTTGCGGACAACGATGAAGTAGGTCGACAGCACGCTCTTGCTGTTGCGGCAAAACTTAAAGCCGCAGGCACCCGTGGATGCAACATATGGGTGTCGCCCGTGGGCAAAGACATCTCAGACCATTTTATTGCTGGCAAGTCATTCGATGATTTAGTAGGTGTTGATTTCTACGAGCGTGCAGACTCTCTTCCTGATTTGGTTGAGGGTGACGAGCCAACCCCTGAAGACATTGTGCTCGAAAAAATTCTAGACGTGTTTGCAAAAGAGAAGTTGACACTTCAGCAGAAAATCAATCGTTCCGTGTTGTTGCTTAACAGCGCTGACGATACAAAAATATCAGATAGAACCGGCCGCTTAGTAGTGTGGCAAGATTTCTTAGAGGAAGAAGATGATGACACATACGATTGGGTTATTCCGGGTGTTTTGGAACGCGGCGAAAGAGTTATGGTTGTTGCTGCCGAGGGTGTCGGCAAAACAATGCTGGCCCGCCAAGTCGCATTGTGTACAGCGGCTGGGATACACCCATTCACGTTTCAGAAAATCCCACCCATCAGAACGCTGACAATAGACCTAGAAAACCCTGAGAAGATTATTCGCCGTACGTCACGTAGCATCATGGCTCAAGCTATGCGTCACTCAGGGGTTAAAAAGGTAGACGCGCACTTGCTCGCAAAGCCTGACGGCCTAGACCTAACAAGCGCCCGTGACAGAATCCTTATAGAGCAGTACATAGAGATGGTCAAGCCTGAACTTATATGTCTGGGCCCAATGTATAAATCATTTGTTGATAACGGAACCCGTACGAGCGAAGCGTTGGCTATAGAAGTCGCAAAGTATCTTGACATGATTCGCGACGTATATAAGTGCGCACTTTGGCTTGAGCATCACGCTCCACTAGGAAGTACAGGCGCGTCACGAGACCTACGTCCATTTGGTTCATCCGTGTGGTCTCGTTGGCCAGAGTTTGGCATTGCATTAACCCCAGACCCCACTAATCCAAGCGGGTACGTGTACAACGTTGGGCACTTCCGTGGAGCTCGCGACCAGCGTGATTGGCCGACCCAGATGGCTCGTGGTGTAGATTGGCCGTTTGTAGTACTAGAATTTAGTAAGCACTCTTCTTAGGACTTATCTCACATGGCTGAAAAATCGAGCAATTTAACGCGTGAGTTCCTTGCCGAGCGAGATTTGCGAATATTCAAGATGCGTCAGGCTGGCGTTCCGCATGGTGAAATAGCACGTCGATTTAACATAACCATGAAAGCTGTCAGTAGCGCTATTAGTCGTCAGCTGGAAAAGCTTAACCGAGAAGCGTTGTTGGCTTACCCAGAAGTGCTTCGAATGGAGCTTGAACGCCTTGACGCATTGCAGCAAGCAATCTGGCCCATGACTCAACATCGTAAGGTTGCACAGAACGACGGCACTGAAGTGCAAATAGAACCAGACTTAAAAGCCATCACGTCTGTTCTGTCCATCATGGATAGGCGCGCAAAGCTTCTAGGCATGGACCAAAACAACGTAAATATCAACGTTGACGTAGGTGGGCGCACTCCTGCTCGTGCCACCCTGGCTGATGCGATTCCAAGGTCAGCAGCTGAGGAATTTAGTCCTGAATCAGAAGCACGCAAGATGTTGGAGCTAATGGGTAAATCAGGTGTTATGCCAATGGACTATGTTGAGTCTATTCTTAATAGAACAAAACAATTAATAAATATAGACATCCCAGACGACGACATTGTCGACGCTGAGGTCGTTGAGGAGGAATCATCCGATGAGTGAAGACAATATTGACGCAGCCATGCAAAAAGTGGCTCAATCCATTAAGCCAACCCGTAAGTCCAATGTCGGTGGTAGCGATGGTGAACCAGCACAGAAGCAGGTCCTCATCCGCACCACAGATGCTGACCATGAGAGATGGAAAGAAGCAGCCGAAAAGAATGGCATGTCCATGTCTGAATTCATAAGAATGGCCGCCAACGATGCTGCTGAAAAGTTAGGCGAATGTCAGCACCCTGTGGAGAATCGCAAGATTTACCCGTGGGCTTCGTTCTGTCTCTTGTGCAACGTTCGCTTAAGTGGCTGAGATGCCTAGTTCTGGACAGGAATACGTTCAGTCGCTTCTTTTAGCCGCAGAACACAGAACCAAAACCCATTACGAGCGTTTGGGTCAGGCGTTCTTTAATGTTCTTGTTTTTGAGCACCCAGAGATTGCAAACGTTATTGTTGCTACAGAATTTGACCCGTTCTATAGCAAAGAGGTTAACAATGCGATAACGGAAAAAGTTGCTAGACTGTATGATGGAGTGAAAGACTGAATGGAGGGCACATTAGATGAACGAACTAACTGACAAGAATTTTGACGCATTTATACGCTCTTCAGGCAAGCCCGTGGTTGTTGACGTGTGGGCATCTTGGTGCGGTCCTTGTTCGTTCTTTACTCCAATCATTGAGGAAGTCGCCCGTGAGCATGCGCAGCATATTTCTGTTGGCACCCTAAACGTCGACGACTACCCGGAGATTGCACAGCGCTATAGCGTCATGAGCATCCCTACAGTTCTTGTATTTGTTGATGGGCGGGTTGATAAGCAGATTGTTGGCGCGTACCCTAAAGACAAATTCGTAGAGAAAATAAGCCGGTATCTCGGGTAGCAGACCTTGGTCCGTGACTCAATTGACAGGAGCGCAAATGAGCAAAAAAACAGACATAATTCGTAGAGCCTTGAACAACAAAGGTATCCCGATTACTACAGACATCCCAGAACACATAGAGACAGTTCTTCGCCTAAGCGGTTACAAGATTAAAAAGCGCAAACCAAAAACCCGCGCTTAAAGACACTTGTCATGAATCAAACTGATGTAGTAATTCTGCGTTGCTGCAGAGACTGGCCCGTGCATGTTCATAGTGCTTATGGACATATGGGTAGATGCGGAGTATGCAGAGAAGTCCCAAAGCTCGTATGGGAGATTTACCCAGAGGAGAAGTATGCCCGCAATCAGGTGGGTCATACTTCCCCTTCCGAGGTTTAACGTACTGGACAGGCTCCTGTAGAGCAGTCATCTAGGTCTAACATGCCACCCGTGGCTGCCTGTAGAGGAACTGTGAAGTCAATCTTTGACACGCTCTTCTCGTACTGCTCTTTGGTGATTTCCTCGTATGGAGGAAGTGGGAAGTTGTGGTCAGCATGAAGCAAGAACGACACGCTCTTTACACTTGAGTCATAGTTGGCTGTTAGCCACTCTTTGATGGACGAAAGCTCTTCCTTGCGGTAGTACACAGTTACAGAGACAGCGTTGTCTGCCCACTCTGTCTGCATCTTCTTGACCCACTCAAGCTGTTGTATTGCTGTCATCTCGGAGGCTAGTACTGAACCCGCAGGCGATTGACAAGGGAACTCAACAACGTAACGAGTGTGGTCTTCGCGTCCATCAATGCCAATATCCCACTGAACCTTGTATCCACGCTTGCGACATGCGTCTACAAGTGCGTCTGCTGCACCAAAACGAACACGACGAGTGTAGTAAGGAGCGAACGCAGGGTGAATACCAGGTGTTACGCCCGGAAGAAGTGACAGTGTTCCGGATGGCTGAACTGTTGTGAGACGAACAGATGTAGGGAACCCGTGTTCCTTCGAGTATTCCTTATCTAGTGCTTCAAGCTTCTTGTATGCAGGTGACAACCATGAAACCTGCTCCTCTGTGCATTGGAGGATACCCGTGATGCTTTGACCGAGACGTGCGTTTTTGCGAACGATGTCTGTGGTTTTGTCGTATGGGTAGTTCATGCGTGTAATGCTCTTCTGCACCATGTACAGAAGCTCTGACACTTCGCAGAACTGTTCGTATGACTCGATGTTCGGCAGGAAGAGAGTTGACAAGTTACATGACTCTCCATCACCAAGACCAATCTCAGCACATGGGTTAAAGCCTTCGATGGTGTTGTCTACCTTGCGCTCGCCAAGACGCCCGTATGAACGTGCTAGACGGCGATTGACGAGACCATAGGGTTCTCCTGAGCCATCGTATCCTTTCCACAGTTCTGGAAGAATCTCATCGAAGTGGTCTGCATAGATGCTGTTGTTTGAGTTAGCACGGTATGCAGGAACGTTACCCGTGGACCAATTCTTCGCACGAATGAAAAGAACATCATCAGGGTCGCCAATAGCAATCTGTGCAGAGCGGCGTGAAGAGCCAGATACAACAATCTTTCCAATGATGTTACAAATGTCAAGCACGTCGATGCTGCGAAGCTTCTTGCCTTCGCGATTCTTCATGACCTTGCAGATGTCTTCTATGCCATCAATCAGTGCGCCTGGCCCAGATGCTGTTCCTCCGAACGTCTTGAGTGGTGCACCAAACTCGCGAACCAAGATGGTGGAGTACGAGAAAGACTTACCCGTGTCGAAATATGACTTCAACACGCTGTGCAAAAGGCGACGCCAACCAGTTCGTGAGTCAGGAACAATAATGTCTGCGTCGTTGGAGCGTTCGTGTGTGATTGTCACGTTTGGCTTTATCTTTGGAAGCTCATGTATCTTTGAGCGTTCGACAGAGAAGCCAACACCTCCACCAAGCATGAGGTAGTCAAAGAGAAGTTCGAAGTCTTCTACTGCTTCGATGTTTGTGAAGTAACAGTTGTTAAGCGATGTGCCGCTGAATTGCTTAACTAGTGGTGTGCCTAGTTGCCATAGCGCACGACCTGAGAGCGAGCAACGCAGATAGAACATGTGGTCAAACAGTTTTTCTGCTTGTTCCTGTGTAAGTGGTGCACCGATTTCAATGGCACCATCAATAGCCCGTACGATACTTTCTGTCCAGGTTTCGTTGCGACCTAGTTCTTCTATACGCCGACTGTACGTTCTTAAATACACCACTTCACCAAGACCACCAAAACCCCACGGAGTTTGTTTTTGTGAATAGGAGGATAAAAATTCGGGCGTAAATACTGACATTGCCTTGCTTTCTGTTGTAGTTCTCGTAAGTAAGAGACTCTATTCTACAACAGCACCCGTGAGCAAGTCAGTCTAGAATTCCTAGCTCTTTTGCTTTTTCAACTGTGACATAACTTCCTTTGTGATGCACAATTACACGAGCTTTAGTAAAGGGGGTTATTTGTCTGTCTTCGTAAATGTCTTCTTCAACAAGGATGGTTTGTATGTCCTTCATTGTTTCGAGAGTGCCGTCAGTAAATGCTATGTGATTAATGCCGACTGGTTCGTAGCCTTCATGTTCGTTGCAGTCACCACTTGGATGCTGGCATACAGGACAAGCTTCACGTCCTGCTCTAAGTATGGGTATGCCATAGACTTGGTCTTGGCTTCTAAAGGTATCGCTCACATATCCAGCTTACACTGGGTCACCCGTAGGCTATTAGTGCTTAAACCAGGAAAGAAACCTCTTCTTGAGCGAAGAAGTAACGATGTCGTTAGCGTAGATTACTTTGCCATTAACTGTTGCGCTGATGTTTGCAGAATCGTTTTGAAAGACATTCCAAATAGCTTCACCATCAATGGCGGTAGTTGTTGTGGTCGTCTTGGATGCTGAAGTGACACCCGTAGCCTTTTCTGTCAATGCATCTTTTGCAACGGACTTCTTTGCGACGGTCTTCTTAGAGGCAACAGCCTTCTTGGCTGGCTTCTTTGAAGCAGCTTTCTTCGCAGGTTTCTTTGAAGCAGCAGCCTTCTTAGCTGGCGTCTTCTTTGTCGCCTTCTTGTCGGTTGCTTTTGTTGTCTTTGATTGCTTGTTCTGAGCCATAAGTAAGACTTTAGTACCGACAACAACACCCGTGGCGTAAGTAGCGCTAGTATTAACATATGGGAATTGCTTTATACAGGCATCGTCTTGACAAGATTGCTATCTCTTTGATGAGTGCACAGAAGGCAAAAGAGGACTGCGTTAAAGAGTACGGCATTGGCGAAGATATGCCTATGTCAATCTTCTGCTGGAAGGAGGACAGGATAGAACTTGTGCTGTCCCTAGCTGAGCCACCTGGGAAGAAGAACCCCCTACGACGATTCAAGAACGTTCAGGATGGGCTGTGTATTGCTAGGAAAGGGTGGGGTATAGACGCCTTCACTATGGTGGCAGAGGGGTGGGTAAGTACCAATCCTGAGGCAACGTCAGGTAGGGAGCTGAGCGAAGTCTATGTTGAGGAAAACTCACCCGTAAGCGAATGTTTGGCTTTGACTCACGTAGAAAACGATGAAATCACCTTCCTTGCTACGCCTTATCGTCAGACCTGGGGTCGCAAGGTTCAATGGGAAGACGAACTGTACTTTCCTGGAGAGACAAAGGTTAGAGGGCAAGACGCCATGTATCCAAACCTGTTCTTTAAGGTGCTCAGCGAGGTGCAATACGATGAGCCTCCTGAGGATGAGGAGACCTACTACTCAGCACTGGGTGATGGGTTACTTCAGCTCGGCTTTGCTTGTCAGTGGATGTGACACCCGTGGGCTTTTAGGGCTCAAAGTGCGGGGGGATTCGACTGTCGTCCTTGACAAATATGTCAGCAATGTGTATCGCCTCGCGAGGTATTGTTCCTGAGTAGGTGTAAGAGACAAGTCCTGCAGGTAAAGCGCCGGCTATGGATGCCTGAGCTTCTGCTTCATTGATGGATAGCTTGTCTACATCTAGATGGCGGACGTTTATGGCCAGCACCTGTGCTGTGTCAAAGGTTTTCTTATCGATGTTGGGGGTTCGCACTCCATTGATGGTCTCGATTGTGATTTCTCCAAGCCGCGAGAACCCTCGGATGGCTACAAACCCTGCTGCATAATGAGGCTCGTTGGCTAGGTTGACTACCCCTTCAGTGTTGTGTTGTAGCCCTGATACGAGAATTGCGTTAACAGAGTCAGGAAACGTAGCGTGGTACAGGGTTTCTGGGAGCATTGCGTTTTCCAAGATACACAGCCTTTCTTGATATTTGAATACATCTTAGGGGTGACGGTTGTGACTGTCAACGGTAAATAGTAATATATTCACAACTATTGCCAGGGTAGGCACGCCGGCCTCAACCAATCACGATGGCCTTGATTACATACATATATAAACGTTTCCTACTCGATTATTGGTTTGCCGTAACGGGGCTTCCTTAAACTTTCTAGTACTCGCCGGTGTGTGTGTGGGAGCGCGCGATATTGTTTACAGCTCTCATGTTTCCGCTGGATTTATCCAAAC